TGCAATATAGAAACTGGCCCAGATATAAGTATCTTCGCCATTGGCTGTCTTAGTAGCTCCCCTGTTTTCTATCTGTATTTTCTGATCTAAAAGCGGATTCATGAGAATATCTTTCTTGAATAAATTAAAGACTGCCAGGCTGTGAACTTCTCTCTGGGTTTATCCATCCTATTATCATACATATCATAAACCAGTAATTTAATAGCTTCTACAAATTCATCTGGAATAGAAGTGTAACCAGTTACAAACTGGACCACAACAGCATTAAGTTTATTATATGTTTCAGGAAAAGAATAGCCGTCTTTAGGTGATATTACTCCAGGCTCACCAATAATATCATATTCATATTCATCAGTAGACCAAGTTTGCAAAGTATTATCTCCATCGTAGTATTTAACAGAGCTTACAGCGGAAACGGGTGAGTAAGGAAGCACAATACCAATAGAAGGAAAGTCGTTCATATACATATCGTAAGTGATTGCATTTAACCGCCTATTAGTATAATCCTCTATCTTTGCCTGAGCCGCTTTACCTAAACCTGTGATATAAGCGTTATCATCTAATATCGTTACCCTTAGATGTGTTTTTAGGTCGTCTACGCTTACTGCCCACGCTACTTGTGCCGTTTCTATGCTTAGTTTTATCACGCTTTGTCAATTTTACCGTTTTCTCTTCAACTATCTTTGCCTTCTTAGGTTTTGTGGTCGGCCTTTTTAATGTAACTTTTTTCTCGACAATAACATCAACAATTTTAATATCGTTGTCTACAAATTTAGCCATCCCACAACTTACCCAATGTTGGGCAAGGGATTCTCCTACTACGTGAATCCCTTTACCGTAACATCGGCTTGTATTAGATATACTATTAAATATTAGTACCCTACGTGCCATAATTCCTAAGATATTTCAGCGGATAACTTGATGTCCCTGCGATCAGGTCGCCATCATAACGGCCTATCACAATAAATCCAACAGCATCAAGTTCAGCATAACGCTCAACCAAACGAACAACCCTCAAAGGTACTACTTCACGAGCTATATATTTTGACCAATCCCCGAAAAATACAGATTTTGAAGAAGTTGAAGCTGTCAGCTCATCAATATCGTTATTGATCCAGTATTTGTAACCTTCTACTGTTGCAGGTGCGCCTTCACGCATTGATGGTTGCCACAGTGGGCGATCATCTGCTGCACCGATAGTAAGTAACATCAACGCTTTTTCAAAGCTATCATGGAACATAAATCCTGTTTTTGAACCCATCCTATATGCTTTATCAACATCATAAATGAGGCCTAAAAGGTTTGTTCTTGTAATAGCGTTGTTAGCAATATTTGATGATAATGTAGCTGCGTAATTGATTCCATTAGGTAAACTTGAACCGTTCGCCGCTGTTAAGTCAGTATTAACTTTTCTGTAAAGTCTTTCACCAAGTATTGAACCAACAAATTGAGCTAAATTAAATTCTGAATCCTGTAATACCTGATTAGATACCGTAATACCCTCAGATGAATAGATATAAGAATCTAACTGGTCTTGAGCAAATGTAATTCCTGTTGAAGATGTAAACATATCACCTCCCTCAGTTTCCTTTGCCCCTGTGTTTCCGGTATCGTTAACCGTTGGAAAATACATTGTACCGCCCTTAGATGTTCTGATCCATGTTGGTGCTTCAAACATACCACCGTAAAAGATTTTAGCTCTTTCAATGTAGTTTGCAAGCGTAGTATCAATAGTGTATCCACCCTCTGTAGTTGTGGTAGATTGATCTACTGATCTAAGTTCCAGTGATGGATTACCTTCATGTTGTCCAAGATTAACCAATTTTCTCTCGTCAGGAGTTAACGAACGAGGTGAACGCATCCACTTATCGATTAATTCAGCATGAGTTTTCTCTTTTTCTTCTACCGTCTCACGCTTTTCACCATCTACTTCAATCCTCTCGGATTTCTCTGCTGATAATTTTTCAAAATCTTCCTGAGTTTTAATCTGAGCTTCAATGTCTTTTACATCATCGATATATCTCTCAAACTTTGCTTTATCATCAGCACTCATAGGATTCGAATCCGCATCATATTTCTGCGAAATCAAATTAGCTTCGTTCCAGGTATTTCTTTTCTCCTGGTAAAGCTGATTAATTCTATTTGTTGCCATATTAATTTATTTTAAAAGTTCTAATGTACGCCACCGCTTTTCAGCATTGACTTTATTTTTATTATCTTCGTGTTCTTTTTCTTTTCTGTCTTTCTTGATTCCATCTCCCATTATCATATCCATCACATCCCTAACAAGCATACCCTCAATATCTGAGAATGAATAATCGTTCCCAAGTTTCTTTTTGATATACATCAAAGCATTAGCAGTCTGATCTCCCAAGTCTCTTTTTAATGCGTTTGTATTGCTAGGAATATTAACGATTGAAAATTCTACAAGCTCTTGCCCTTTATAGTAAAATGTTTCATTATCTTTCCCGCGTGCTTCGTCTTTTTCACCATAAGCCCCTTCGCCAACAGGTTTAAATCCAACAGAGGTAGCTTTCAAAGTACCAAACTGCACCTTGCGGAATATCTTTTCTGCTAGTGGATTAATATCGGCAGGCTCAAAAATAACCCTACCTATTAATTGATCCCCTTCGCGGAACGCCTCACCACGACCAATCACTTGATCTGGGTCTGGAGCGTTACACATATCACCACCATAAACATTATGCTGATAGCCTACAATCCCGTTACGGTTAAAGTTGTCAATTTCCCATCCATCCATATTTAAAATCGAACCATGTCGATCTTTACTCTCATCGGATATAACAAATTCAACAGTCCGGGTATCTTCAACATCTTCTTTTAGCTTTCTAAGCTCACCGTATCTGTATTGTATTTTTTCCATCTTTTTCAGTTTTGAATTTCACCTCTACATCACCTATATTACTTATCCACTTTATCTGGTACAGTAATGTTCGGATTCTCGTATTTTTGACCTTCTCCATTAGGTAGTTTGTTTGCATTTTCTAATTCTCTTACCTCATCAACATTCATCCAGCGATTTTGAATAGCTATTGAATAACTTTCGTAACGTGATTTAATATCCGCTCTTAATAATGCTGAAAGGTTGAATTTAGTATATTGATTGTCGTAAGTGCCTAAAAGTTTATAATTAAACTCCTGTTCATAGTCGCGTACACGAGGGCGCACGTTATTTGTTACAAACTCGATAGATTGTTGTTCTATATTTGAGAATGTAGCCCTTTCTAAGTCTTTAAGCATATGAGGTGGTATATTAAACCATCTAGCCACCTCGTTAACGCTGAATTTTCTGCTTTCAATAAATTGTGCTTGGTCAGGTGGAATAGATATAGGCTTATAATCCAAACCATACTCTAAAAGAAGCGTGCCACCGTCTTTTCTATTTGCCTCAAGTGATTTCTTTAATTGTGCCTTTGCTGGAGCATCTAAAGCGTTCGGATAAGTGAGAACAGCATCATTCTTTGAGCCTTTTTTGAAAAATGAAGCTCCATATTTCTGTTGTTGTAATGCAACGCCTAAACTTTCGGCTGCAACAGTGATAGGTGATTTCCCTACGTAACCATCAAAAGAAAAAGCCATAAAATGAATCATTTTACGACTAGGTACGTTTTCCATTAATATACTACCTGTTGAATTATGAATGTCATAATATCGCTTGCCTGTTTTTTCATCTACCTTTACATCGATAAAATCCGGATGAATCCATATTAGCGATCTTGGTATGCCTTGCCTTGAAAAGTCTATATATGAGTACCCATTACCATAAAGGTTTTTGCTCATCTCCATTAACTGAATCCATAGCGTAAAACTCTTTTCATCACTCGGTCTATCTAATAAAGCCTGCACGGGTCCACCTACCTTTTCCTTATCGCCACTTGATAGCTCTTTAAAAACATCAACCGGTACATTTACGGAATTTGCTAGGATTACTAATGAATTATAAACAGCGGATAAAGTAACTGAGGTGGTAGCATTCACGGGTGTACCCGCAGATGAAGATTCACCATTAAAAAAATCCACTAGAGAAGCATTAGGGCTTTCCAATGAACCAACCGACCGCTTAAAGACAATGGGAAATTGAAACTTTAATCGCATATCGCAAAAATACTATATTATAGTACTTATTAAACAAATGCGGGTTACTTTAAAGGTTACTTTCTTGCTATATGGTTAAAGAGGCGAGTTTGATAGTAGTCATTAAAGATAGGATCACCAAATTGCCACGCTTTTTTATTTTTTAGGTAATAACTATTGTAAATATTCTCCTGATAGTCTAATAATTCAAAATAATTAGCTTGGTGTTCAATACATACTATTTCATCAAAGAAATATCTAAACCATATATCGGCCATATTGATTAAGTCGGCAGGCTTGCAATCCCACTCTTTACTTAATAGATCAATCTGCTTTACTATCTCATCATAGGAAACAATACCAGTGTCAGAGTGCCAACCCATGCCTCCAGTGCCTCCGGCGTCAATGATTACATCTTCTTTGTTCCTAAAGGACCAGTGATACCTTAATTTAACATTATCTTTTCCTATTACAGTATCACCATAATAGCTTTTTAGCTTACCGGGTTTCTTAAT